AGCAGCTTCAAGAATCTTATGCTTTCCGTGCATTTCTCTGTTAACACCAAGATTAAGTTTCATTCTAGAAACATATGCAATCTTCTTAACAGTATCAACTAAATCATCAGCTATTTCAATAGCTTCATCAGCTGCATGATTAAGATCAGCTAAAGCCCAAACAGTATTCTCTTCAAGCTCATTAGTAGCTTTTTTAGCAGCTTTACTATAAAGGTTTCTTTTAAATTGTTCGTTAGATAATGTCATGTTCTCACTCCTTGTTAAATTATCATCTCTCATTATCTTATTATACTACATTCTCAGAATAGGTCAACAGGGTCAACAAAAAAAACTAAAAAAAGAATCCTGTAAAATCAAGGAGTTATAAATTTTTTACAAAAAAAAAGCCCTGTAAAAACAAGGCTTTAAAAAATAATATATTTTTATTTCACTTAGAGTGAGTAAGCGAACTGTCTAGTGCCATTAACATTAACAGGCATAGCTTTGAACTTTACTCCAGAAGTAGCAAGTTCTTGTAATCTAACGTTGATAGATGCAACAGTAGAATTAAGTGTTTTAGCTAAAGTACCAGTAGTAATCGGTGCTTCAGAACCAGCAATAGCTGCTACAATTTTGTTATGTAGGTTTCTGAATTTAGAACCGTTTCTTTTAGTTGGTGCTACTACTGAGTCAGCCATAGCTTGTGCATAATTTTTTGTCATATATGATCTCCATGATTAAGGTTAGTATTATGCTGCATAATATTATTATGCTATCTGAATTACTATTATCCTTTATTTTGTAAATAAGGTCAACAGCTCATTCAAATTTCTTTTTATCCCGTACTTCCTGTGCATAACATTGAAGGTAATACATAAAACATTTAGGATAGTTAATAGGGTTGGGGACATTACTTGAAAAATGATTTTGTAAAGTGTTATATATTTCTTGTATTTTGTTGTCCATCTACTGTAATCGGTCCACTAGCTACCATAAACTTAGGTGTGTTTCCTTTAAAGAAACTACCTTGGTTTAAATTATTTAATGTTCTCTTTAATATGTTTCTATTCTTACTTTGTAATATGTACTGTTTAGTAAGGTGCTCGTATATCTTAAACATATTGCCGTGCTTTTTGATGGTGTATTTTTTATTCATTAGTTAAATCCTAGCTTTCCTACAGTTTCTTGGTTCATTCTTTGACCAGTTTTAGTCTGATCCATTACAGCTTGTTCATCTGGATCCTTAATTAAATCCTGATGTTCAAGTTCTACATCAAACAATCTCATTTTAGATCTATCAATACCAACTTTGAATTTCTTATTCATAACTGGATCACTATACCTATTCTTCAATTGTTTAAACATAACACATCCCTGTGCTTGTAGATCATCACTACTTACAATCGCTAACATAAAGTCAGCTGTTGCCGGAAGACCAAAGCTCTCACTTGTATCTTCCAATCCAGGATCACTATTAGTAAATCCTTTTCTAGTAGTCTGTGTTGCACTAACAACAGGAACATTTCTTTCTACAGCTAATCCTCTCAACTCTTCAGCAATTGCTTTAATATAACTGTAGCTATTTACTTGTGCACCTGGTTTGATTCTCATACTTAACGCTATGTTTAAGTAATCAACATATATTATATCAGGTTTAAAGTTTCTCTTCATACTAAGTTCATTAAGCAGATGTCTAAAGTGACCTGTTCCAGCACTTGCAGTAGGATACTCCTTAATGATTAATTTACCTGCTGTTTCTTTTCTGACTCTGTTGACTTTCTTTTTATAAAGATCTTCAGAAAGCCCATTAAGATCATCAAGAGGTACGTTGAGCAGATTCGCATCAATACGCTCAGCAATCCTTTCTTCCGCCATTTCCAATGTGATGTATAAGACATTTTTACCTTCCATTAAATTATTGCTAGCCCAATGACACATAGCTAAAGACTTACCTACACCTGTACCAGCAAGAATAATATTAAGTGATTTATTACTTAAACCACCTTTTGTTATAGTATTCAATAGATCAATATCAAAAGGCACTTTCTCTTCTATCCTATGATAAAAATCGTATCGTTTCTCGGCATCATCTAAAAAGTCGTGGCCAATGTGATTATCAAATGAAACACTTAATGCATCACTTAATATTGTAGGAATGGATCCACTATTAGAATTCTTATCTTTACCATCTATAATACCAATACTTTCCATGATGGCATTATATACAGCTTTCTCTTGACAAAACTTCTCCGTCTTATCTAACAACCATTGTAGGTCAGGTGCTTCTTCAACAGTTAGTTGATCTATTACTACACCACAACTTTTAAATTGATCATCATTTATAGTTTTATCATTATCAATCTCAATAGCAAGAGCTTCCCTTGAAGGTATGCTATTATAATTTGATATAAATGTTTTGATTTTCTCAAAGACTATTTTTTCATTACCATCTGCAAAGTATTCTCCTTGCAAGAAAGGTATTGTTTTTCTAGCAAAGTCTTCGTTATTGATCAGATGTTTCAGTACTAACTGTTCTATCCTCATTATCACCTTCTATAATCATTGTCAATATATCACCTATAGTTTGTATAAAGTCATCATGATCTTCAACTTTATCTTCACTACTTAGTATGTTGTATTCAAACACGAGCTTACCTTCATCTAAAGATTCCATATTGACCTTTAGATAGTAGTACTCTACATCTTTGTATTTTCCCTCTTGTATCTGAATTACAGACGTATCACTCGGTGATAGTTTGTTCAGGTACTTGAACTTCGGTATCTCTGACATAGTCTCCATATAAAAATTCCTTCTCTACAGCTTTCTCAATCTGTTCCATAATTGGTTTAGTAAAATACTTTTCAGGGTCTTTCATAATTGCCTTACCATAAATCTTACTTCCATCTTGTAGTTCATATCGATTAGCTACTTTTTTAAATATATTATATTTTTCAGCTATATCTAATAAGCCATAATATCTATCAAGACCTTTATCATAGGTCAGTAATACTTCTACTTGCTTATTCTCTTTCGTAAATCTTGACTTAGCCATCTTAACCTTAATAATGTTTCCAACTACTTCTGTTCCATCTTTTTCTTTTTTCTTTCCAAGAAAACATATCGTAGATGCACTATATTTTAATCCACTACCACCAGCCATTTCTTTAGTAGGAATATAACTACCTACAACATCATATACATGATTAGTAATTAACATAGGTACACCTATTTTAGCTAGCTTTAAATTCAATACTCTAAAAGTAGCTTTTAAGGTTGCAGCCTTAGTCATATCTCTAGTTTCACTTCCAGTAGCAGTGTCTTCTAATTCTTTAGTACTGCTTAATTGACCAAGGCTGTCTAACACCATCATCATTGGTGGTCGGTCTTTCGCTTTTGCATAATTATCAACCAATTGAAGAACGGTGTGTCTAAATCTCTGTATCGTTTCTGGTTCAGAAATTATAACTCGTTTAGTATCAATACCACGAGTACTCATCATCTCTTTAGTAACAGCTGCTTCTGTATCAAAATAGAATACTGCACCTGTTGGGTTATCATCTAAAAATCTCTTAACAACTCCCAATACAAAAAATGTTTTACCTGTTGCAGATTCTCCAGCAAACGCTGTAATCTTATTATTAGGAACTCCACCATACAGACTACCTGATAAGGCAGCATTAAGTATGTAGGATCCTGTATCTATACAACCACTGAACTGAGATGAACTTAATCCATCATCTGCAATGTTTGTATTCTCATCATTTAATTCTTTGACAATGTTTCTGAAAAAATCTGTCATAATATACTCGCTTTCATATTATTGTATTATACTACCATCACTTTTCAGAGTCAACATCTTTATTTAATTTGAACCCTAAAGGACTTAAATTTTTCTTGTATCCAACGTGGCTTGTCTTAATATATCCTTCTTTAACTGTTTCTTCTTCCTTAGGTTTAGGCTTTGGTTTAGGTTTGGGTTTTTCTTTTATTTCTTGTTCTAGTTTAATCTCAGACCATTCTTTTTTTGTAGCATCTGCTGCTTTTGTTATTGTCACTTTTTTAGGTTTACCTAATGCTTCTCTGAATGTCATATTAGCAGCTACAATTAATAATACTGCTAAAGGATCAAACACAAATATAATTGTAATAATGATCCATCTGACAGCTCTGTCTAATAAATTATTATCTAAATCATCACCATAGATAAAAGCTGCAATATATTTTATTGGTCCTACTTCAGCTTCTAATGCTAATTGTTCTTTATCTAATTCTAACTTCTCCATTGACATATTATCAATTTTAGAATAAGCATCATCTATAACTGCTGATAGTTGAGATCTTTCGTCATTCTGAGATTCACGAACAGCAATAGCTCCACTTGGTCCTCTAATTCTATCGTAATCAATTAATACTTGTACTGACTTATCTAACTGAGCTACAACAGTCTCAGCATCTGTAATTCTTACTTGTTCTCTTTGTATCTTACTATCTAATCTTTCAATCAATAAACTATTATCACCAACTGATAATGTTTGATCCATATGAGCTTTAGATAAAAATCCAAAGATACCCATTGAAGTAATAAACATTAATACCACAACAGCTGATATAAAATAAACCTTGAGTAGTTTGTTTGCTTTATCCCAGAATTGGTATAACCATGATGCAGTTAAAAGTTTACCTACTTCTAGTACTGCTCCCATAATAGCTATAGGAATTTTAGCTGCAGCAAAGATAGCCATTAAACCAACTATACTATACCACGCCGCTACAATTGAAATCGCTAATCCGACTATTAATGTGAGAATACCAAAAAACATTATTGATCTCTAGTAAAACTTAATAGCTTGTCAATTTGACCTTCAACTTGTTCTTTTCTATCAGGCCAATAGATGTATTCCTTGTCTGAAGTTTTTAATAAGTTTACTAGCAAAGGCATAACTAACTTTTCACATTCATATAATCTATCTTTGTATGCAGATTCTAATTTATCTTTAGCTGCTTCAACTTTATTAACTTTTAAACTTGCATCTCTAAGTTTTCTTGCTGCATCAGCTTCTGCTTCGCTTACTTTTTGATCTGCTTCTGTTTCCTTCTTACGATATTCTTCTTCACTTACTCCAGTGAAACCATAATCGTAATCCATATACTCTTCAGGTATTTGTCTTTTTAGTGCCATTAGAAAAAATCCTCCAGTGTTGCTCGTTTTTCAGTATCCCAACCTATAGTTTGTAATATAGATTTAATCGGTTCAAGATATCCTTTATCAAATTGTAAATTATAATCAATCTGTTCTTTTACTTTAAACTCATCCGGTAGAGTTCCATTGAATGCAATAACATTCTCTTTAACTCTATTAGGTAGTTTAAGATATAAAAACTTAATCTTATCACCAGAGAAAATCTTTTCATATTTCTTGTCAATGTTATAATGATTCAAGAAATAATTATATAACAAAGCACCTCTAACATGTATAGGTGTTGCTTTTCTATAGATCGAACTACTGTCTTTATATTTATCCATATTAGAAACACCCCTAGGAAAGGCTACATCTTCAGGTAATAGTTTATTAAAGTTATCTCGTTCACGACGTATAAGATCTTGAACAGCTTTTTCATCTTTTTCCATTATAATTTCAATCGTTTTCTTAATCAATTGTCTACAAACATTTGGTGTACTACTTCTTACAGCTTCAATACCCATCATCTTAATCTCAGGTTTCCTAACACCTTCACTATCAAGAACACTTAACATGTAATGTTTCTTTCCTGTCCAAATACCTTTATCAGCAATCACTTCTCTTTTCATTACCATAAGTTGTTCTTTACAACCCATCTTCTTTTGTACTTGTAGATATTTCTTATTAAGTAAAGGTTCCATTACTTGTTCAGCAAATGCATCTAACTTATCTAAGATCTGTTCTTTAGTTTTATCATGATAATATTTGTCAACAAAAGGTCCAAAATTAATATACAAACTATCTGTATCAATAGCTATAACATAATCAACATTATCTGTTTCAAGAACTTTATTCAAATATTGATTAACAGCTTGTTCAGCACTTCGTATAGTATATTGACCTGTCACAGTTATACCTTCAGCAATTCTAGGATCAAAATATCTAAAGTATTCATTAGATAAAGCACCATATAATGTATTCATTAAAATCTTTAATGCAAGTTGTTTAGTATCAAGTTTCGCTATATCTTTATCATCAGCTTTTCCACGTTTAAGTTTTAACATATCAGTTTTAATACCTGCTCGTTCACCATATAACTTATCAATTAATTGTGGAATAATACCTTTCTTTGTATTACTAAAACATTGTCCTGTAGCAGCCATACAAACACCTTGTGGTATTTCATATTGATCATTCTTTAATAACTTGTCAACTTTAACATCTTGTATTTTAGTAGGTACAATAGTTTCAGGTGACATATTGTATTGCATAATAATATGTGGATATAGACTATTCAAATCAAAACTCATAACCCACTTATGCATACCTGTGATAGGATCTTTAACGTGAGCACCTTCAATCTGTCTATCTTTTTTTGCAATCTTTCTAGGTGGAATAGCAATCGTTCTTTTTCTAAGATCATTATAGATTATACTATCCCAAACAACAACGGATCCAAATGCATCTTTGTAATTAGTTAAACCTTTATAGGCAACCTCAAAACACAATGTAAGTAATCCAAGTTTCTCTTCTAATCTATCAACAACTTGAACATCTCGTATATTATAATCAATAAACTTTTGATGGTTCTCTCTATACAAAGCATTCAAACTTCCATACTCACTATAATCTAATTTTCTTTCTCCAAGAACAACATTAGCAATATTATCTAATTTATAGCTTTCTTGATTACCATACGTATATGCATACTTCTTAAACACAGGAAGATAATCAAGCAATTGTATTCCTTCAGTATTATACCAAGGATGTTTTTCTCCACCAAAATCTTTTATAGCTCTACTAATAACACCCCAAGGTGATAACTTCAAAGCTCTTTTACTTATTTGATATTCTTCATAACCTCTTATATTACTATTCCAAAACTTTTGAGTTTTACCATCATTAAATACATTCAAGAATCTATTAATCAAATAATTCCAATCAAACAAAGTACTATTCCATCCTGTAACAACATCAGGATAATTAGCAACCCAATGATCTACAAACTTAGATAGTAAATCTTTTTCACTAAAACATCTTACATAAGAAATAGATTCTTCACCAGTAAGTTTTACTTCACTTTTATAATCATCCCAAGGACCTAAAGCCCAAACATAGTAAACATGATCTATATTATTTTTTATTGTTATTGCAGTAACAGGAAAGTTAGCAAATTTAGGATCAGGAAATCCACGATCGGATTGAACCTCTATATCTAAAGTAGTGACATTAATTAAATCACGATCCCAATACATTCCAGCATCTTTAAAGTTATCTGCTATAAATTGGTTTTCGTATCTTTCATTACCATAGATGGTAGAATTAGAAAAGTCTTTATATTTCCTAAGAAACTGATCACATTGTCTCATGTTTCCAGGATTATATTTCTTTAGATTCTCACCCTGTAATGTTTTTATTTTTGATAGTTCTTTAATTGGAAGAAAGAAAGTAGGTTT